TTACACCATACTGTTAACCTGGCCGGGTAATTCGCTAGCTGGAATACGAAAGGTATACCAGGCATAACGACAGCGTTTCCACAGGCTGGAGAAATGGAGATGATAAAGGAAATCTGCAATAATTTCGTTATCTGGATATAAAGACTCGGCAAAATGTGTCCAGCGCGCACTGAGTTTCATGTTAAACAGTTTTTCATCTTCTTTGTTACCATACAGGCGCGACAAAGTAATCATTGCTTCGAGCGTACCTTTATTCGCTTCTTCTTGTACCTGTTGGAGGTGCAAATGAGCAAGTGAGAGTTCTTTCACCTCAAAGATATTAAGTAAAAAAAGCCCCCATGCTTTTTCATGTCCAGCTTCATGAGCCAGAAATAAATTGTCAAGGAGATTTTTTTCATAAATAGCCCGTGTTTCTTTAGAAATTTCTTGTTTATTTAGTGCCTGGTAGCAGATAGCAATGCTAAAATAAATATTTTGTAGATCTTGTTGATGTTCGCTATAACCATAATTTTTTACCAGTGGATAAGATACCGAGCTATGGAAATTTAGGTCATCTTGAAGTATTTTAAGTGCCCGTCGAAAATACTCCAAAGCTGTAGATGGTTCATAAGGTAATTTTGTATTGTCTTCCTTATCCAAATATTCAAGAGCAACTAAATTTAATGCGGCAGGAATATTTCTTTGCTTACCAATTGTCGCAAGCGGAATGAAATAATCAGAAAGGTCAAACCAACTCAAATCTTTTATTGCCGACCGCCAATTATGATTGTATTTAATGTCACTAGCTTTTTCCAGCCAAGCATCGCCCTGCCCTTCATCTTTTTCAAAACCCAAAATACCCTCTCGCTGGAAAAACCCCCTATAAATAACAGGTGTAGCATAAGTTGTATTCTGTGAATTTTGGCAGATAAAATTATATATCCAGAATGAATCTGGATAATAACTTAATGCAAATTTTATCGCGTACGCAGTGTAATAATTATTGAGCTTCATGTCTTCCATCACCGCTCGCTGTATACAGCACCACAACTTATCGTGATCGTTCTGCTTGTTATAGCAGGCAAGTAACCACTCTAGGGCATTATGGCGACATTCCTGAAATTGTGCGTACTGAGCAATATTCTCTGCTAAGTCGATTGCATATTGTTGCTCCTCGGGCGCAATGTCCTCAATGCTGACATCTCGGTAATCATCCCACCAAAGTAAGAGATCCATATAGTCATGTTCTTCGGTAGATAAGTGCTTACAGGTTACTGAATCCAGCAATTCGGAAATTTCTTTATGCGACCCTCCCCAGCGTGGCATTCGAAATGGTATATATTCAACAAAAGGATAAAAAGTGTGAGGAAAAATAGTCAGACAAACAGAAAGCCAATATTTTTGCCCACCATCATCATCATACTCAGGAAGTATATTGGGGCGAGGCAAAACGGGGCATATTGCATGCTCAAACGAAAGTCCGGAATACGCCATCAACGCTTCCACTTCTTGCGGGGAGCGGCGGTGATAATTTTTCAGTGCGATCATTAATGGTATTCCTGCGACACTATCACCGTTAAGGTGTGCCGCCAGCCAGGCTGGCTGACCAAATACTTTTGAGTTGGTGCTGGTAAGTAATGCAGCCATCCATTGTCGTGGGTCACAATCAATTGCTTTAAGTGTAGCGATGACCATTTGTTCATTACATGCACCAGCACAAAGCCACATTGCATGTGTGGTATCATTTGCCCAGCCATAACTGCGATATAACCATGCACGGTGATTCCAGTATTGTGCTTCGGCAAGCCAGGCATGTGTAGAATGAGGTCTTGCTTGCTGCCAGGTTTTAATGAGTCTTAAACCTTCTGTTCCGGCATCAACTAGCGTGTTCATATCATAAAAATAGTTGCACATTTGGGTCCAGGATAAAAAATAGCGCTTTTCAGCCTGACGAGAAGTGAAACTCTCCTGTAATACCTGGTTATAAATTTCATCTAGTTCCTGATAACGTTTTTCTTGTAACATATAAGGAATATTTGCGATTTGCCATTTTCTCTCAAGAGTATTAAGTGGCATTTTTTGGTCACACATCTTTTGCATTGCACTGAGTAAACGAGCATCCTGTTCCATAGATATCCTTTTAATTAGGTTCAAAAATTTTAAATTCATTCCACGGCAATTTTTTCCAGTTACTGGATGGATCTTTCAACCATGCAGTGACTTCCTTTAAATCACGGTTCGCAGTGGCGACGGGGGTATCGTATATCATTAACCATTTTTGTCGGGCGCGAACATAAGCACTGGCATAATCTTCCCATGAAGCGAAACAATCTTGTGCTCTTTGAGCATTCAGTAATAACACTATCCAGGCCTGGTTTTCATCGCACCAGCCTAAACCGGCGATGCAACGAGTTAAAAAAGCAGTGCGCATACAGTCAAACGCCAGCCCATCCAGAACCTGGCCTTGTGCTGCCAGTTGTTCGTAAAAATCATGTGGAGAATTACCAAGCCCTGTAGCCCAGCGCTGTAATATAACGCCAATTTGTTGACGGAAATCTTCGTTGCTTTGGTAAGTTTCTGTTCCTAGCTCTTGTTTAACCTGTAGTGCAAGTTGTTGACGCTTATCATCAGTCAACTTTAAATCTAACGTGAAGCCATTTACTGACAGTCCATTACGACGAGCAACTATATCACCAATTGCTAATGCCCACTTACGTCTCTTTGTTGCTCGTCTTTTGTCCTTGATTAGATCCTTTTCTTTTTCTTTAGCAATAAAAGCATCGATTTGTGGTTTGTTTTTTTTGTATCTATAGATAAAAATAAATATTGCGACCAGGAGAACAATGATAAGACTCATTATTTTTCAACCTCTGACAGGGGTAAGTAATGAGATGTCTGTAATGTCAAACTCTCTATCTCAAAGGAAATGTTGCTGATATTTTGACCTGCAAATTGCGGATGCCACTCAGCGCCAGGGAATAACATTTCCGCAGAAGTAGCAACTATAGGGTCAATAGCATTAAGATAATGTAACTTATCAGGTGCGCTGTGTAACAGTAACCACTGCAACTCCACTGAAGGATTTGTAAAATGTTCTAATAAATGAAAGTTATTATGTAGTACGCTTAGTAAAAAACTGGTTTCGTATACTTCCGTTACATATTTCCACCCCTGATATTCAGGTGTATTTTCATAAACAATACCCATACCTTCACAATCACTATGTCGAACTGCTTGTGGTGATAATAGTTGCAAAAGAGACAAAACATCGTCCGCATATTTTTTAACTGGATGACGATTTTGCTTACCTTTTATTTGATCAATTTCAAGTGAATCACCAACAACATTGAGAGCAATAGTAACATGAGGAATATTATTATTATCACGCAAACTGAATAACCGTAATTTATGTTGCTCAATTTGATTTGCATAATACTCACCATAACCACCGGTAAGATTTTTTCGATCATCAAACTGGCCTACGCAATGTTGCATATGCCATGATTCATAAGCCATTTCACGACGAAGGTTCGAATGACTGGCATCAAACTCAACAATTTTTCCGTCTGGCACATCAAGTATTGACTTTACAGTATTTTGTTCACTCGGCTGCCACCCTTTCTCGCGTCGTTGAAGCATCTTTTCATGCTCTTCTTCACGCATTCTGAACGCAACGTAGCAGGTTATGCGCTGTAGTTTTGATTCCAGACGGGTACCACATTTCCTGGAAAGAAATTCCACCAACTCCCGTTCTTTGGTTAATATTTGTTGATGATCGGTTTCGATATAATAAAGTGTCGCAGTTGATACTGAGGCAGTATTAAACTTCGATACCAGCCATTCCGGGATTACATCATCATTTTTATTAAACAGTGAATATTCTGCAAGCGAGTTAATTTGTTGCACCATTGGAAAGTCACTAATTAGCCATCGATAAAAATGGTTGAGTAACCATTTTTGGATGGTCTCATTATCCTGGCGAAACAGACTTCTTTGCAAAATTGCTGTTTTTACTTCCGGGGCATTAATTACATCCCTTGCATTATAATTCTGGTGAATATTTCCAGTCATAACATCCGCCCGTGTTTATTATATCACTCAAAGCAATAATTGTTGACTATAGATTTTTTATCTAAATCAGCATGGTTGCAGGTACATACTCAAGTAAGCCACTCAAGAAAATAACGTAAACTCAATAGTGGCAGCGTCACAAACTTTGGAAATTATGTCTTATATTTGCAGTTTATTTTAGTGAATAATTGAGATAAATGACATTATTTTACATCCTCAATAATTCAGGCTGTAAGAGGACGGCAAATACATTCATAATTATCAGGGGATGAACATTCAGGAAAGTAGTCAGTATCGTCAACTTTTTCTTTTATCACTACATGAAGATTTCGTGTAGATACTCCCATCTCTGCCACTTCTCCCCTCACATTTACACTGGAGCTAAACCCGCCGATTGCGCTACAATGCCCGCCCTTAAAGTGGGGGCACTCCCCTAACCGCTTCATCAGGTGAAGCGGCTCTGACCTGTCATCAGAACGAGAGAATTATGTTTAAACCGGAACTCCTTTCCCCGGCGGGAACGCTGAAAAATATGCGTTACGCTTTCGCTTATGGCGCAGATGCTGTTTATGCGGGCCAGCCGCGTTACTCCCTGCGTGTACGCAACAACGAATTCAACCACGAAAATCTTCAGCTCGGCATCAATGAAGCCCACGCGCTGGGGAAAAAGTTTTATGTCGTGGTCAACATTGCACCGCACAACGCCAAGCTGAAAACCTTTATCCGTGACCTGAAACCGGTGGTGGAAATGGGGCCGGATGCGCTGATTATGTCCGATCCAGGGCTGATTATGCTGGTGCGTGAACACTTCCCGGAAATGCCAATCCACCTCTCGGTACAGGCTAACGCCGTAAACTGGGCGACGGTGAAATTCTGGCAGCAAATGGGTCTGACCCGCGTGATCCTCTCTCGCGAACTGTCACTGGAAGAGATTGAAGAGATCCGCAATCAGGTGCCGGATATGGAGATCGAAATCTTCGTTCACGGCGCGCTGTGCATGGCCTACTCCGGTCGCTGCCTGCTCTCTGGCTATATCAACAAGCGCGACCCGAACCAGGGCACCTGCACCAACGCCTGCCGCTGGGAGTACAATGTCCAGGAAGGGAAAGAAGATGACGTCGGCAACATCGTACACAAGTACGAGCCGATTCCGGTGCAAAATGTTGAGCCGACGCTGGGTATCGGCGCGCCAACCGACAAAGTGTTTATGATCGAAGAAGCCCAGCGTCCGGGCGAGTATATGACCGCGTTTGAAGATGAGCACGGCACTTACATCATGAACTCGAAAGATCTGCGCGCCATCGCCCATGTTGAACGCCTGACCAAAATGGGCGTGCATTCGCTGAAAATCGAAGGCCGTACCAAATCTTTCTACTATTGCGCACGCACCGCGCAGGTTTACCGTAAAGCTATCGATGACGCCGCTGCGGGCAAACCGTTCGATACCAGCCTGCTGGAAACGCTGGAAGGTCTGGCGCATCGTGGCTATACCGAAGGTTTCCTGCGTCGTCATACCCACGACGATTATCAGAACTACGAATACGGTTATTCGGTTTCTGACCGCCAGCAGTTTGTTGGTGAGTTTACCGGTGAGCGCAAGGGGGAGCTCGCGGCGGTAGCGGTGAAAAATAAATTCTCCGTTGGCGACAGCCTTGAGCTGATGACGCCGCAAGGCAACATTAACTTTACCCTTGAGCATATGGAAAACGCCAAAGGTGAAGCGATGCCGGTCGCACCAGGCGATGGTTATACTGTGTGGCTCCCGGTGCCGCAGGATCTTGAGCTAAATTACGCGCTGCTGATGCGTAATTTCTCCGGGGAAACCACGCGTAACCCCCACGGTAAGTGATTAATTTCGATTATTTTTCCCGGATGGAAAATTCTTAGAAACCGATCACATACAGCTGCATTTATTAAGGTTATCATCCGTTTCGCTGAAAAACATAACCCATAAAATGCTAGCTGTACCAGGAACCACCTCCTTAGCCTGTGTAATCTCCCTTACACGGGCTTATTTTTTACGCGTAATACAATGAAATAAAAGGATTTATTTCTGGTCACGTCCACACATTGACCACATCGACAAAAAAGCCCCTCGACTGAGGGGCTTCCTGTTTGTAATTACATCCACATAATTTGCTGCCCTGACGGCAACGGGTGCGGCCTTACGGCGTGGACTTCTCCCGGCTTCACGATGTATCGCTGTACCGACTCATAAGTGATGAACGTGGCGCTGCAATTCACGTTCTGGCACTGGTGATAACGCTCTTTTGTCGTGTCAGTGATATAGCGACTTGTACGCGCATGTGCGGCATGCTGGCATAAAGGACAATGAAACATCGCGAGCACCTCTTCCGGTTTTGTTGATGGTGCCATTTTAGTTAATTTATCCTTATAAAACAAACAGATAAATAAAACATATCACTCATTATCTTCTGTTTCGTACTCCACATCAGAAAGCCTGACCTCAAGCTCTAAGGACGTCGTGAAGCCGCTATTATTCAGAAAATGTGTCACCTTAGTGATTGTCCAGTCCTGCTCGTCTATGACGCGCTTAAAGCCTGACACTTTAACCGGTGTTTCCGTGTAAATATCTGCCCGACCAGTAGCCAGGCTGATGGAGAACTCCGCTACACCCCGTTGCAGCTTATCCCACTTCGCCTGAGCGGCACGCATGGCCTGTGCTTTCGTGGCATATACCGTGGTCAGGGCAAAAACGTTATCAACCTCACCGGCCATGTATTCACCTTCGCGCGCTTCCGGTACTTTTGGCGCTTTCTTCTGCGTGACTGGTTTCGCTTTCGGGTGCTCCAGTGCGCGCAGGTGTTTCTCTTTCTTTTTGCGTTTCAGTTTTACCTTCTGCTTTTGCGGCTTCGGGTCTTTGGTGTGTAACCACTTTGCCGTTACGCCGGTATAGGCTCCACGGTCAGCAATCGCAAAATGATGACGGTCGCCGTCGCTGCGGGTGATGGTAATCTGCGGGATTTTTTTACCGCTGGACGTCACCCCCTGCCCCGCTTTGAGAAACAACAGTTTTCCCATTTTTACCGACACCTCACCGCCGTTGCGTTCTGCAAGACGGGTCAGGAATTTCGCATCAGACTCCTGCGACTGGTCGATGTGCGGGATTTTAATTCCTGCCAGTGACGGCGCGACACTGGCTTCCAGCCTGTTACGGGAGGCTATCGCCTCAACAATCGCACCGAGCGTGGTGTCATGCCAGGAGCCTTCACGGCGGGAATTGAGCGTCCCGCGAAAATCTGCACTCCGGGCGCGGATGGTGACCACATCCGGTGCGCCCCGGTGTTCAACCTCATCAACGGTAAATTTCCCTTTGCATACCAGGGCAAAACCTTTCCAGCCGATATACACCGTCAGGACAGCGCCACGAACCGGCAGTCCGACCTGCCCGTCGGCATCGTTCAGTTCAATATCAAGCTGGTCAGCCTCAAAGCCCCGGTTATCCGTCAGGGTCATGCTCATCAGACGGTCGCTGATATTGCCGGTAATATCCCTGCTGTCGAGCATCAGCATGTAATCCGGCGTCAGCGTACTGCCTGCATCAAATGTCAGCGCATCCAGCATTATCCCGCCTCCGTCATACCCGTGAATTTAGTCGCTATACTGCCAGCCTTACCGATGAGCGATTCCGCCTGTTTACCGATATCGCCATAAAGCGCGGCCAGTGATTCATCAACGCGGGTGAGCGACAGCGTAAAATCAATTTTCCGGGGTGTGCCGTCTGCAAAGAAAATACTCCCTGTTTCACTCACCTTACTGATGACATACATGCCATAAATCATGCCGGTGCCATCCAGCAACGGCCACGCCCGGCCTTCCTCTGCCATCAGCCTGAGCGTGGTCATCGTCAGCTTTCCGCCGGTCAGTTCGGGATAAAGCACACCGGCAAGCGTGATGTTTTCCTCACCCACACCGAGAAATTGAAAGGCATCCCGTTTGCCGATACGGGAATTTGACGGCCAGCGATAATCTGATTCACGCTGCATGGTCTGGTGTGGCAGCGTCTGGCGCATAAAAACAAACATACCTAACGCGAGCATCATTTTTCGTCACCTCCTTAACCGTCATGCATCATGCTGGCACGGGCGCGCGCACGTTTATCCCGCTCGTATTTTTCGAGCGCATCCTGTAACTGGCGGTCAAGCTGTGTCCCCGGCGCAGTACCACCCGTCAGGCTGATGTGATATTCGTTTTTACTCTGGTCTACATAAGAGCGGCCAGCCGGTGCCGTGACCGGCTGATAAGCCTGATAGCCTGCATAAGAGCTGGTCGCCGGAATATAACCACCGCTGCCATACGTGGCGGCTTGAGTTCTGGCGGCGGTCTGGTCAAGTGTGTCTGACTCTTTGTTGATAACACCGAGTTTTTCCAGTACCCAGTCAATGCCGCTGCGCAGTTTGTTGAACGCATTAAGCGGCAGCATCAGCGCGTCAGCCAGTGCCTGCCCGAACATGACCCCCGTGTCACGGCAACGGTTCAGGGTGTCCTGAGTGGCTTTGACCGGGGCAATCAGGTTTTTAAACCACTGCCACGCGGCCTGTAACTTTTCACCCAGCCAGTCAAACACCGGCTTAAGTGGCGTGAACAGTTCCCCCACCGGCGCAAATGCCACTTTCAGCCCTTCAACCACACCGCCAAAGAATGCGCTGACAGGCTCCCAGTATTTACGGATAAGCAACGCCCCGGCGACAATGGCGGCCACCACGGCCACAACCGGCCAGCTAATAGCCCCGATGGCGGTCATAACAGCACTGCCAACCGTCGTGAAGACTGCCCCCATTGCGCCTGCTGCCGCGATGATGGCATTGATGCCGGTGATAACCGGCCAGGCTACAAGACCAATTGCACCGATGATGCCAGTCAGCGCCAGCGCGCCACCGACAATGAGGCCGATGGTTGACGCCAGTGATTTGTTTTTCTGGATCCAGCCGTCGAGTTTTAACACATACTTTGTGGCCGTCTGCGTGAGCTTACGCAGCGCGCCTTCCTGCTGGTCAAACAGGTCAGTCCCCACCGCCTCATAAGCGGACTGAAACTCTTTAAAGTCACCGCCTAGGTTGTCCTGCATGATATTTACCAGCTCGGCGGTCTTCCCGTCTGAGGCTTTAAACGCAGCGGTCAGTTTGTCCAGCTTTCCGGTTGAGGCGGCAGTCATCAGCACGGCGGCGGCTGAGCTGGCCTCCTCCCCGAAAATAGTTTTCATGTATTCAGCCTGCTGGGCAGTACCGAGCCGGTTTTTCTCAAAACTGGCCTGCATTTCTTTCAGAATGGTAAATACTGGCCGGGTGTTTCCCTTGCTGTCTGAGGTTTTCACACCAAGCTCTTTGAGTGCATCCCATGCTTTTCCCGTCGGTGCCTGCAGGCGGCTTAACACGGCACGGCTTCCCGTCCCCGCTATTGAACCGGTAATTTTTGCATCATGCAGCGCCCCGACCATTGCGGCGGTTTCTTCAATGCTGACACCGGCATTTTTTGCCACAGGTGCGGCATAGGTCAGCGCATCGCTCATGCCGTCAAAATCGGCGGCGGTTTTGTTCATCGTCATGGAGAGAACATCCCCGATATGAGCGACCTTATCGTTTGAAAGCTGAAAGGCGGATTTCATCCCCATCAGCAGGGCGGCGTTTTCTTCCATCGTGCGACGGTTCGCCAGCGCCATATTCAGCGTGACCGGCGTTGCCGCCTGAATGGCATCAACATCCCCACCCGCTTTCGCGATGATTATCTGTGCACCGGCCGCATCATCCGCCGAGGCGGCGGTATTGTCGCCGAGCTGGCGCGCCTGTTTGCGTAGTGCGGTCATTTCGGCGGAGTCTTTTGCCACTCCGAGCACGGCCTGCAATTCTGAGTTTTTCTGCGCAAACTCATAACCGGGCATCAGCAACTTAACTCCGGCCATCGTTCCCGCCGCCGCAATCCCCACACCGGCAGCGCCCACCGAGGCCATATTTCCGGCCAGTTCCTTTCCGGCCTGATAACGCTGTTTTACTGCATTAAGTTTTGCCTGTTGCGCACTGACACGCGCCAGCGCGTCACGCTGCCGGTTAAGCTGTGCGGTGGTTTCACTGATACGGTTTTTCAGTCCCTGCTCATCATGTGCAAGATTGCGGGTATTAATTCCCACAGCGGCCAGTTCCCGCTGCTGGCGCTTAACGGAATCCGTCAGGCGGTTATATTTCGCCTGTAAGTCCTCCGCCGCACGCTTTGCGGATTCCAGCACTTTCGCCTGAGCACGGGTCGGACGTTCAGTGTTTTTAAACTGTGTGGCAAGGGCTTCGGCTTCCTGCCGTGCCTTTTCAAGTGCATGACCAGTCACGGCAAGCTGTGCGCTGGTCTTGCGAAATCCCTCAATACGGGATGCGTGACCGTTCAGCTCGCGCAGTGATTTTTGTGTTTCCCGGATATCCCCCGACAGCGACTTACTCGCTGTGCGGATGGATTTAAACGGGCGGGATGCCTGGTCAACAGCCCTGAGCAATACCTGTAATTTTACATTGTTACTCATTCGTGTTTCCGCTTCGCCGGAGCGCCTTTTCGCGCCATGTGATGAGTTCGGTCAGGCTCATGGGATACAGTTCTGATGGCGCCCAGTGAAATATCACTGCCACATCCGCCATCAGGTCATCGACCGAGAGATTTTTCGGAAACGTCACTGCACCGAGTTCGGCGACAAAAAACCGACCACCTTACCGGCCAGCGCCACAAGGTCAGGCAGCTCCAGCGCGGCGACTTCCTGCTCGGTCAGCATCGGTGCCGTCATGCGCGGCAGCACTTTAATCAGTGCATCGACTTCGGAGTTTGCGACCGCAGCCAGACTGACACCGCGCAGCGTCCCGGCATTGGGTTTCATCAGCGTGACCTGTTCGATAACCTGCTCACCACGCTTGACCGGATTGTCCAGGGTAATCACATTTTCTTTGTTCATGGTTTTCTCACTTCTGAATCAGGGTTAACCGGTCAGCCAGGCTGACCGGATGAAAATCACAGGCCGATATTGCGGCGGTGTTGCTCCAGCCGGTCGACGCCGTTCACCTTCTCAATCATGTTGATGGTGTCAATTTCGACCAGCTCCTTACCGTCCATCGTCAGCCGGAAATAGGTGCAGACCACGGAGATTTTCGACTCGGTGTCTTCTCCCTGTTTACCCTCGCCGGTGTCGATTTCTTTCTGACGGCCACGCATGACCACTTCGACGGCCACCGTTTCGCCAGTATCGTCACGCTGGTAAGAGCCTGCAAAACGAATCGGCACGGCATCCACACCGGTTGCGGCGTAAAGTTCCCAGATAACCGAATCCGGGAAGCCCCCGAGCGACCACTCCATTGACAGCGCATCATCATCAAGGCCGAGGTCTACCGGGGCGCTGCCGTTCATCCCCGCACCGCGATAGTTTTCGAGCTTACGGGTCAGTTTTGGCAGCGTGACGGACTTTGCAACGCCCTGATAGCTGTAGCCGTTCAGAAAGACGTTCATTAACTTGAGTTTGCGCGGCATTGCCATCGGTCAGGCTCCTTAATTGCTGTTAACCGAAGTGACCAGATTTGCCAGGTATTTATCGGTAATACGCTGGCGCAGGGTCAGGTTTTCGAGAGGAGGCACCGGGGTATAGTCGTAGTCGATATACAGTTTTCCGGCCTTGAGGGTTTCCGCATCGTTGGATTCTTCGCTGAACCAGCAGGTCGCATCCACGATATAGCCGTTTGTTTTCAGCTCACGGAATTTGGCATTGATGCCGTCAACGATGTCGCGAATCAGCGTTGCGGTGATGGGCTTGTCCACCGCCCACATGTGCGCCTCAGCCATCGTGTCGGCCAGCACCTGCGCGGTGCGGGTGTAGTTTTCAAAGAGGAACAGCGGGTCATCAGAGCAGGTACGGTTACCCCAGAAGCGGAAACCGTCGCGGCGAATCAGCGTTGTGACGCCTGACTCGTTCAGCAGGTCAGCATCGGTGCCGGACTCCTGCAAATCCCAGAATACAGATGCGCTGATGCCGGTAACACCGTTCACCCCGACGTTGGACAGCGTTTTATGCCATCCCTGCTCCTGGTCGATTTTGGCACGCAGCCCCAGCGCACGGGCGGTGGCATACGCGGTGGCGGTGGTACTGGTGACCGTATCCCATGCGAGGAAATCCGGCCAGATGACCATCAGCTCACGCTGGCTGAAATTCTGGCGGTAGGCTTTCACCTCAGAAATGGTTTTACAGCCCCATGCGCTGATATACCCGAAAGCGCGCAGCTTCTGACAGACTGATGCCAGTGCGACGGCAACCTCTTTGGTGTCCAGTCCCGGCACACCGAGAATGCGCGGCTTAACACCGGTTACCGACTCCGCCGCCAGCAGGGCTTTCAGTCCGGTGTACTGACCGTTTTCGTCAGTGGTGCCGATGATATTGGAAACGGTCTGCGCGAGTTTCGTTTCTTCATCGTCGCCGGTGCCGTCTTCCACACGCACGACAACGGTGACCGGTTTTGACTGGTCGGCGATGGCCTGCAACGATGCCGCCAGCGTGCCTTTTTTACCGGCCTTTGCAATTGCGCTCTGCACATTGGTAATCAGCACAGGTTTATTGAGGGGGAAGGTTTCCGCATCCGCATCGCTGGCCGTGCAGACCATGCCGACAATGGCCGTGGATACGGTGGAAATGACGCGGGTGCCGTCGTTAATCTCCAGCACCTGCACGCCGTGATGATAGTCACTCATCCGTTTAACTCCGTGGTTAATGGGTGCAACTATTTTCTGTTGGGCAGTACATGAGACGCTATTTGACCTGGCTGGTCAGTGGATGAAACAACAGATAAAGAAAAGGCGGGCAATCCGCCCGCCTGTATTTATTGTGGTAGCTCCGGCCATTCAGGATTTGCAGGATCCACACGACTGACCAGAACGCTGTAGCGTTCCCATGCCTCCAGTCGGCTGCGCTCCTCATCTGTTGCCATATTCAGCCTGACAGCGCGCTCCAGCGGCAAAATCACGGATTCAGCTTCGGAAAGCAAAGCTGCCTTTTTTGACTCCGCCAGTTGCTGCTGTTCGTCTGCCGTATAAATCCGCTTAATCACGGCACCGTCCTTAAACATCCATTTACCTGAGTCATCAGCTCGTCGGTTGGCGGTAATATCAGGGACTTCAACGACGCTGAACCCCTCTGGATTAAGCGTTGATGCATCTTTGGTAATGGCGACAATAATATTATTCTCATCGTAAACAATCTTTATTGTGTCTTCCTGAAAATGCTTTACCTCTTCATACCAGTTTTTTCCATCCTCTGAAAATAACCAGATAACGTCGAATTTTTTTGTTAGTTGATATTGTTCAATGGTTTTCGGATTTCCTGACCTTATATTTTTTAAATGCTGCATAATTTACACCTGTGCGACGTTATACCATGTGCCATTGATGTATTTTTGTATCGGTCTGAAGATGGCTTCATCATCGCCATCAACTTCACCAATAATTCTTAATCCGGTAAGTGTGTGTCCGGCCATCTCATAACGCCCGCCACGCGCCATCAATTGAACAACACGTGTTCCCAGGCGAACATCCATCACATAACGCCCGTCGAAATTACCGTAGTTACTTGGCACAACTTGTCCGGCAACAGTTAATCCATGGCCAATAGTGACTCCACCAGTGGAATTCTGAATATAGAATGGCCTTAAACTACTCCATCCCCCCATACTGTCACCGGAGTTGGTCAACATGAAATGGGTGAAATTACCATCATTTCGGATAAAGAATCCATAGTTCCCACATACGATGCGATAACCGTTTGCTGACCTTGAAACAACTTCCCCATCAACAGTTAAACCGCCTGTAATAGTGCCACCGGATATCGGTAAAGCACCAACATCACCAGCGGATGGTTTATGTGCTGTCGTATAAAGCTGTGCCCATCCAGACCACTGAGCGTCATCTGTATCCCGCCTTGAACGAATATATGCTGGTGCATGAGCACCGCTGGTTCCACTCCAGCCGATAAGTAACTCACCTTCTCCGGTTGCGGATACCCCCGTAAGATGAAGCACATTGCCATAGGCATAAGGGTAGCCATTGTTATATGCCTCATACATCTGAATACCAGGCACCCCCTTCTCACTCCCGCTTAATGCAGCAACGCGATTCCTGGATACCAGCGTATTAATATTGATATTGCCAGAACCATCAAATTTCACGCCGTTAATTGTCCTTGCCGTTTTCAGCTTTGTAGCTGTAGCCGCATTGCCGGACAGTTCGCCTGAAAGACCGGCGCTGAAGGTTTGTTTCGCCGCCCATGTCTGAGCTTCGTCGATAATTGGCACACGTCTTGTCGTGATCGTGCGGCTTCCCGGATTTCCTGAAATACGCACCATAAAAAAGCGGTAGTTGGCTTTACTTACAGTGCTGCGCCATACATGCATTGAGCGCCCCGTACCGGAATCATCACTCGGACCAACTGCGATGTTTATCAGGTTGCCATCAATGACGCCCCAGTCCATACCGTCGGGAATGTGGGTCATGTTATCAAGCCGAACGGTTATCAGACTGCCCGGCACAAAGTCGTAGGTCTGCCAGTCCAGGCTGGAGAGTTTTGCCACAGCGCCACCGATGCCCAGATTCAGAGGCAACGAAAAGGAGTTATATACTTCTCGCCATTCGGTCCATTTGCTCCCGGCGTAGACGCGCTCAAAAGTGCGTCCCTGTGTGGTTTCTGATTTCCCTGTGGTTGTGTAACGCTGCCAGACAGACACACCATCAAAACGTCTGATTACTTCCAGTATCCCAAGTAGTGTCGCGCCAACGGTGTCCAGCATCGGACCGTTTGTTGCCTTTCCTGTAACACTGTAAATACCGGGGTCGGTTAGAACATTTAAATCACCCTCGTAATAACGACTCTCTGACTGATGACCGATTCTTAACCACGGTTCCCACTGCGGATTTGATGCATCCCAGCTTGCCGCAAGGCAGCGGACATACATATTTCCACGGCGAGTGGTATAACGTTGCGTTCTTCCATAATTCCCGCCTTCGAGGATCTCAAGCGTCCCCTGAGCAAAGCCGCCTTCCTCTGGATAATTGCGTTCATATGAAGCTATAGCCGAGCTACTGTTACGCCATAAACCAAGATGCTCGGCGGCTCCAAGCGTATTCAGGTCTATAGTCGTACTCAAAGGGCGGGTAGCAGATTGAGTGTGACGCCATACGCCCCACGGACCATCAGTGCCATTCCACTTATTGGCGAGTTTACGCATGTATACATTGCCGTCTCTCGTGGTAAAGCGTTGAGTACCTGCAAAATTGCCGGCAGCAAAAACCTCAAGCACACCGACAGCATTATCTTCCGGGAAATTTTTCTCCAGTGTTGCGTTAGTTGAGGTAGCTTTAGACCAGATCCCCAGATAAGCCTTAACGGGACCAAATGTATTCAGGTCGGCATCAACCGGCATTTCGCCATTGTTTTTCATAAACGTCAGGCTGGTAACGCCAACATTGTCCAGAAAAGCTGATTTATCCTGGATATCTGCACCGTTCTGATTTTTCGCCAGACGTGAATTTGCGTTGTCATTTGCTGCCTTGACCGCTTTTGGCGTTGCCGCCAATGACTCACTGGTGCTGTTTGTTGCACTGCTTAACTGAGTAAAACCTTTTTCTGTCAGCGTGGCGTCAGGATGGCGGCGGGACTGCTCATGCTCTGCGATTTTGTCATCGACATAATCCTGAGTCGCCATCACCGTGCTGGCATCAATACTCAGTTCAACGGACGCCACGTTGCTGAGAATAATAACCATGCGACAGGTCTGCGCACGCCCGGAGCCTTCAGCCAGTTCTGGCTTATAGCTTTCTGCCATGTTGGATACCGCAATCAGTGTTCCGGCATCGTCATACAGACCAAGCTCACGCATCCAGAAGCCGCCCACTTCGGGCGGTACAACCAGTTCAGCCACGATATAGTTTTTATTCTTATTATCCACGCTGACTTTATTCAGAGCGTGACGCCAGACCTCATGCACCAGTTTCGTCTGACCGGCATCCGGCACCGGCAATTTGCCATTACCATCACCCACGGCCATTGCAGACAGGTTTACTTTTTTCCCGCCGGGGACAGTGGCGGCTGCCAGCTTTGCGGCTCCGGCAGTAGTGATAACGGTTTTAAATTTCGTGCTCATTGTTTCTCACTTATCCGGGATAAACAGTAATAACATCACCATCACAGAGCACACCGCCTGTATACAGATAGCCGGGAATGTCCTGGATAATGTTCAGGCCGATAAGGTGGCGACTTGCGGGTTTGGCATCGGCAATCAGCCGTTCCATTTCCAGATACATCTCCTCCGTGATGCCGCTTTCCAGTACGCCGATATCAAGGCGGAAGGTTCCGGGCGGGTCGTTTGTCTCCCACCATTCCTTTACGTTAATGAGATAGCCGAGCGGCTCCACCACACGCCGGATTGCGCCTATCGTGCCTTTATGACAGTGGATGAAATAGGCATCGCGGATAACGGCGCGTTTTGTCGCTTCCGGCCACTTTTCATCCCAGCGGTCAACCGAAAATGACCACGCCAGCCACGGCAGCAGATTTGCCGGACAGGTGTCCGGGTTCCACAGCTCACGAATACTGACCGGCGTTTTTTCAATTTCCGCACAGGCTTTTGCGGCAGCGACTTCAAGCGGTGATGAGCCGGTCGGCAGCAGGCGCGAATCACTCATCCGAGCCTCCGGTCACGACGCGGTATTCGGTACAGAAAGACGCCTGCGTACTGTTGAGTACGATGTCGGCCAGTGGTGCGGCCAGTTCGACACGCTGCACGCCTTCCACATGCAAAGCGGCATAAATGGCAGAAAGACGGATGTCACGCCCCAGCCGGTGCTGTGCCGTGATATACGCTTCCAGTTTTTTTACGGCGGCAGCGCGGATGGGTTCGCTTTCGGGACCAGGGTAAAGGTAAAGCGTGGCGTTTATCTGATATTCAACAATGGCGGCAGACTGCACGGTCACGCGGTCGGCCACCGGCCTGACGTCCTCGCCATTAAGGGCGTTACGTACCACAGCCAGCAGGTCTTCGGATGCGACACCGTTATTTTCGCGAGACAGCACGGAGATGGTGACGCAGGCCGGAGACGGACTGGTGACAGAGATATCCGCGACACGCCCGTCGGCACTGCGACCATGATACTGATAGGCACCCACCGACCCGGCGACGCTTAAGCCCTCAAACGCCTGCTGAATACGCAGACGATAATCGGTGTCAGACTCCATCACTGCCGGTGTCGGCGGGATAGTCGAATCATCTGCCGGGGTGATAATCAGGCGCGTGGTGTTGTAATTGGCACCAATCACATCAAGGTCATTACCGGCGGCACAGGCCAGCATTACCGCCCGTGCGGCCTCATTCACACGCTGACGCCAGATAAGCTCACGATAAGCATTTTCCTCCAGCAGTTTGACGAGAGGCTCGGATTCCAGCGTCAGGGTACGGGCAACCGCCTCCTGCTGGTCTTCCGGGTAAAGGGAAATCAGTGTCGCCTTGCGTTCGGCAAGAATGGTTTCAAAGTCCAGCTCCTCGACCACATCCGGTGCGGGTAGCTGGTTCAGGTCGATAATCGGCATGGTTTCAACTCACAGGGATGGTTAACGAAAGTGGCTGGCCGGTGTCGTTGTGCTGGCCGGTTAACGTAACTGTCATTCGCCCGTCAAAGCTGCGCGCCGTGGTGACGGATGACAGGGTGACGCGGGGTTCCCATTTCAGCACCGCCATGTAACAGGCGACCTTAATCTGCAACTCAAGCGCCGGGGTCTGCGGCTGGTCAATCATTGACGCCAGCAACGAGCCGTAATCACGCCGCATCACCCGTGAGCCGACCGGTGTGCGCAGGATATCGCCGATACTCTGGCTGATATGCTCAAGGTCAGTGACAGTCAGGCCATCACTGCGATTCATTCCGAGATAACGCGCTGTCATTTTGTCCCCTGTGTCCAGTTGTCTCCTGACTTAACACCACCGTGACCGTGGTCATCCACCTGAACGCCGTTAGACGTGAATTTCCCGTCGGTATGCTCGATGTTGCCGTGCATCTTCCCGCCCTTCTGCACTTCCAGCGTGCCGGTAGTCAGTTTGTTAGTGCAGACCACTTCCGGTGTGTCCAGGGTGATGCGGGTTGACGCTTTCACCATGACCACCGGCACCGTGGCAGTAACAGAATCAGAAGCCGTCACGCTGGCCGTTTTAATTCCGCTTACCGTGAGTGCACTGGTTTCAGGTTCATACTCAATCACCGCCCCGTCAGGGAAACGGATATGCAGGGCATCCGCCGACGCAGACGGCGCGGGGTTATCGCCGGAATAAATCCCCGGCAGAACGAACGCCGTGTCGAGTTCACCGCCCACGGCCAGAATCAGCACCTGTTCCCCCACGGAAGGTGCCCACCATGTGCGCGAACGCCCGGCACGATGGGTCAGCCACTGAAGCCAGTCGGTGCACATGCCGCCGGTCTGCACACGGCAGCGACCGGCGTTAAGGTCGGTTTCGACGACAAGACCGGTGCGGATCATATTGCGCAGTGCGCGCGCGAGTTCCTGGATATTTGATAGTGTGCTCATATGACAATAATGGGGAACATATGCTCGAAAAACTATTGCAACCCGTTGTATCATTTTCGGCACAACCAAGAAGGAGCCGAAGCATGGATAAATATCAAATCTGGGAAAAACAAAAAGACACCATCGCCCATAAAGAATATTTAAAAATTTCCGACACCAATTTACTTGGACATATACACATTGCCAATTATGAGGTGATTCAAAGTGAATTAAGCAAATTCAACTCTCCTGAAATTGTACTCCACTACTCACTTAATAGAAATGAATTAAAAAAAGAGAGCATAAATATATCAAGACATTTTCTCAACTATATCTCCTCAGCATTATCACTTAGAGATTCAACTCGAAATCTACATAAAATTAATGTGTTAAATATTGATAACATTACCAATAAATCCAGAGAAATCATCAATGAAGAATTTTTAAAAAATCCAATCATCAAATTAATGGAGGATTTAAGAAACATCCTAACCCATCAAAAAATGATCTCCCCATTAATATCATCATTTATGCACCTCCAGAAAAAAATAAACATACACGGATTTGCATTTAAGATTGAAACCATACTGGAGAATGACCGACTTTCTGGTAAATCAAAAGAATACCTGAAGTCAACAGAACAAAAAAATTTATTCATCTTGCCGATAATAGAGGAATACCAATACACAACTCTTAAATACCAGCACTGGCTTTTAGCTTGTATCCACAATGCTCATCAAAATACATACCCAGAATACTGGGAAGCAAGAAAAAACATAATGGACGTCTGGGGTGGAGATATCCAACTAATACCTGAAGAGAGTGCCCTCACTTATTTGACCAGATAACAATCTAATTAGCTCACAAACATAAGACACCTTGGCCACGATATTTTATCGTGGCCTTATATGATAAAGCGACTACCTTCTATGAGCCCTTATAACTCTCATCCACTGCACATTTTCAAGTTACAATTAAAGTTCATTTAGTTGAAATATAAAAAGGATGCCGTAAGAGGATAATGGCGATATTTCATCAATAAGGCGCAAGAAATGGCACAACTAACGGTCGAGGTGAGCCAGAATAATCTCTTCAATCATCTGCACATCCTCACCGGTAAAGCCGAGCAGGGGACGCGCCGGATAATCAATTTTCTTACCGTCTTTCCGGGTTTCTTCCGACAGACCGAACTGATGCACACTGGCGATTTTCGGTGACTTCCCGCCGTAAAACTCCATTGATGCCTGCTCCGGGCTGGCGCGGATATGCAAAAAACGACTGGTGATAAGTTTCGCAAACATTTTTCGCTTAACACGACCGGTCTTTTTTCTGGCGCTCTGCTGCTGGCGTGGCGCGTAGGGTGTGCCGTCCGGGGCTTTCTGTGCCATCACCCGACGCTGCTGACTCTGCCGCAGACGTTTCGCCAGTTCGGCACTCAGTCGCCGACGCCCTGACGGTGACAGCGATTCAATCAGTCCGGTCAGCCGGTCTTCAAAACGCTTAAACTCATTCATCCCACTTGCTCACCAGTTCGCCATTGATATACAGCTCCATCGGGCGGGTAACCGGCTCCGGCGGCGGGGGTTCCGGGATATTCTTCACATGCAGTGCGCCGTCCACCTCACTGACCAGTGCGCGCTCGGTCAGCATCAGGCTGATGCTGATATCAAAACTGCTGTCATTGTTGATGTCTGCATAAAACGTGAAGCCCTTTTTCTGGCCTGCGTCGGTGGTCATGATGTCGGGCTGATTTTCCCGCAGCCACGCCAGCACCGGCACGATGAGCAGGTCAAAATCACCGGTAAAGTCGGTCACAATGACATTGAGCGTGTAACGCTTTTCGAATGACAGCGACGTCGCCAGTGTGGAGGCAATACTCCCGTTATCCACGAATATCCGCAGCATATCGGGGTTAGTTTTCAGCACCGTGACGGCATCAGTCAGCGCCCTGCGCAGGCTGTCGGGTTTGAGCATCGTTTTCGTCCTGACAGTGTTTAATCATTTTTATCTGGCTGGCACACCGTGCCAGCGCGTTCTCAAGCTGCCGGATATCGGCACTTAAATCGCCGTTCGTCTGCGGGTCACTGCCCGGCATCGGGCAAAGACTCACTTTCGGGCAGGCGTTGGGGACAATCACTGGCGTCAGTGCAGGCGGGGCGCTGGTGCAACCGGCGCACAGCATCAGGCAGGTCAGCACCGTACCAGCGGCGAAAATCTTCGTTTTCATTGAGTAACCTCGTGATGGTTTTCTCGCGCTGTGCTTCACGCTTCGCGGCGTTCTCCAGCTCCTGACGCAGTGCAACCTGCGCCAGCTCGTTTTTGTCTGCCCTGGTGAGCGCAACATGAAGCTGATTTTTCAGCATGGTGATGGTCGTCTGCTGCCCGCTGGCGACATTGTTTGCCCTGTCCAGCGAGGTGCGCAGGCTGGCGTTTTCATGCTTCACCAGAAACAGACCGGCCACCGCCAGTGATAACAACACAACCAGCACAGTCATCAGCTTTGACATGGTTCCCGCCCCTCAAAACGCTGACGGCAGGCCGTACGTATCAGCCGGAAGAACACCGACGCCACGAGGTAAATCAGCGCAGTAAAAATCCACCCGGCAGCGACCAGCGAGATAAACGTCGCCACCATCACTACCAGAGCCACCGCCCGTCTGCGCCACGGCACCGGCTGCAAAAACAGCGACGTGACAATCTTCACGGCCAGCGATTCCGGCGGCAGCCCCCGCCCGTGGCGTTCCAGTACATACTCTGTGGCATACACGCCGACACCGCCGGCAACCACACAGATAACCGTCGCCAGAATCGCCCAGGCGGCGACAAAATTGACGGCCACGCTCTGCGGGTAAATCAGGGACAGTGCCAGCATCAGCGCCAGCGACACGTTCAGCATCAGTGAAAGGGATAATTTCTTCATGGTGTTTACTCCGTTTAAGCCGGTACGCCGCCAGCGGTACGCCAGACGGTGACCAGTTTTTCCAGTGAATGCTCACGCTGACCGTAACCGGCTCCCGGCAGGGACGCCCAGATATTGCGACAGCGTGAAATGGCGCGCTCAATGCGTCCCGCCCGGATGTCATCCAGTGCACCGCGTTCGCGGATCAACTGAATGGCGAGTCTGTCCTGTGACAACGGACTGAAATCCGGCAGGGCAAGCTGTTTGCGGTAATGCGGCCAGAACAGGTAAAGCTGCTGATAGCGACCGGAGGCCGTGGATTTTTCACCGCGACGGTTAAACACCTTCGCCGGTCGGCCATGCGCGAACGGGTGGTCACTGTAGTCGGTGAAAATTTCCGGCTTTCCGTCCACTCCGGTGACTATCACGTCATAGCCCCGGTTTTTCGTCAGCGGATGGTTCGCCGTCCCTTCGGACACGGCCAGCATGTCGAGAAAGGCCGCGATATTCTGATGCGTGTTAATTACCGGCATTACGGTTTCCCCCTGCCCTTAAAACGGCGCTGAATGGCAATCTCAATCACCTGATAACCGGCGATACCCAGCATGGAGCCGATGCCGCACACCGCAGGCAGTGACAGGTCAGGAAACTGCACCAGAACAACACCGGCAACCATCGAGACAAAACCACCGAGCAACATGCGCCCGATAAACAGACGCGGGGTGATGGGTTCACCACCGGCAAGCACCTTGCCGACAACAATCAGCACCCCAATCATGAAAAGCGACAGGACGCTTTTTTCTTCTGCTGTCATGCGTTACTCCCACAGATTGACAGTTTCAGCCACGGGCGCGGTCTGAACGTCGGGCAGTTCGACGGCGGTGCCGTGCGGCAGCACCGCACCCAGTTCAGCCAGTCCCGGATTTGCGGCGAGCACAGTCTCGACCACGCCCTCAGTGCGCCCGTAATACCGGACACAAATGGCGTCGAGCGTGTCGCCCTGTAGCGCAAAGGTCTTCATCAGATTTGACTCACGATGCAGCGTGGCTTGTCCTGGATGCGCGCCACTGCCCAGCGCATATCCCGCCACAGTTCATCAATGGTGCTGTCAATGCTGTCGGCCTTCTTGTCGCCTTTCGCACTGGCATCCACGCCGCGATAACGCTCATAAAGCGACGCGGTCGCCATCGCACACACGGCGCGCTCGTAGTAAAAAACTTTGATACTTTCACCGTCGATGTCGTCCGCCGGAACGTCCGCCAGACGCGTAAAACCGGCGGCAATTTTCTGTTCGCGGTACTCGTACAGCTCCGCATTTGTTTCCGCCATGCCTGACTTGATGGCCTCACGCAGACGGGCGGGGGCGACGGTCTGCTCAAGGCGCATACGTTCCCGGACGCGCTTCGGGTCGATATCGGGAAAAAAGAACGTGTTTTTAATCACCGGCTCGTCGCCTGCCGGTTGCGGGATGACCACCGTACCCTCACCGGACACGGGAGCCTCCTTTCGCGGAATAATCAGCGTCATCATGACTACCTCTGAAAAGTCGGGCGGTGGACGCCGGTGCAGTGTCAGGTGATTCACCCTCACTGACCGGCGTGCCGCCCTGGCGCGGGGCGCATTCGGTTGTTAACTGGCTTTCTTTTTCGGGCGTCCACGTTTTGCCGGTGTCACGCTCCGGGTCTTACGCGGGGTACGGGTGGCCGCTTTTGGCTGCGGCTCCGGCTTCGGTTTCAGCTCCCGCTCCAGTCGTTCAATCTCTTTTTTGACGCCTGCCTGACAGTCGAGCTGTGTCGCACGTTGCAGATGCGCCAGCGCCCCTGCGGCATCACCAGCGTCACGCAGAAACAGACCGGTGATTTTGTGCAGCTTTGCGCGCACTTCATCAGGCATGTCAGCTGTGGCGGTCAGTTCAAGGGTGTCCGTCAGCAGGCGGGGATCCACAGACTCACCGGCAGCGTGGGCGCGCATGGCCGCGAGCGCGACCTCCTCGGTGAACATGTACGGCGGGGTACGGCGGTGTTTACCCGGCATGGTCAGACCGTACTTCAGGGCATAACGGACAATCTCCAGCGCACCGGCAATATCGCCGGTATCCAGACGCCACAGCATGACCGTCATCAGAATGTCATCCTGTGCGCCTTTGCCCTGCTCCAGCACGCCGTTCACCCACGGCAACCAGAACGGCAGCAGTTCGCGCTTTTTCGCGGCCTTCAGCTCTTTTGAATAAATCGCTTTCAGTGTGCGCTGGTCTGCGGCCAGCTTGACCAGCATCTGCTCATAGACAGTTGCATGTCGCAGCGGGGCGGCTTCCCGCTGCGCGGTCATCGCTGCCGAGACCCGCATCATGTGGCGCTGTGCGGGACTCGTCATCGGTTACGCTCCCGGCTCTGCGGTCGCCTTAGCCGGTGTGGAGAAGTCACCGACCTTAATTTTTTCCACCAGACAACCGGCGGCGTAGTCTTCCACCACGTAATCAATGTTCATTGACTCGTAGTTCTCCACGCGATCAAGTTTCGGGTTTTCCTCAATCACGCGGCGATGGCTGTCATCCATGTAGTAGATGGACAGGTTTTCCAGCTTCGTGATGAGCATCGCATCCGCCGGGAAGTACGGAACACGTACCGCCGGCAGATTACCGATGCGTTTCTGGCTGATGATGACGTCAGCGGCCAGCATTTCGCTGTTGTCCTGCTCCTTGTTGACGATGGGGAAATACTTGTCTGCCAGTAGCTGACGTCCCACAATCACCACAAGGTCAGGGTCTTCCTGATACCACGGCTCAATCAGGTTGTTGGTCGCATCCATCACCAGTGCATCAAGGCTGGCATAATCACCGCCCTTGCCCACGCGGATAACCTCAGAGGTGGTGTGGCCTTCCTCGTCAGTGACCTTGCTCATCACGCGCGCCGGGGCTTCATTGCGGTATTTCTGCAGCCAGCCGACCGCCACATCCTGCAACATCGGATTGCTGCTGCGGTCAGAGGTTTCGGCACGCTTCACGCCGTTAAAACCGGCCATGATTAAATCAAGGGACTGGCGTTTGATAATGGCGTTACGGACACGGAGCTGGAAATCCTGATAACGCGCCCACAGGTCAAGCGTTTTGTAGCGGATATAAAAATCGAAGTTAATCTGGTCGCATTCGTACTTGTTTGACGCCAGCTTCGAGAAGTCCTTCGGCTGACGCTCGGTGCCACCGGCGGTGTCGGTGGTGCTGGCGATGGAGCCGGTGACACCAATACCAATTTTTTCCCCTTTCATTTCGCTGACCGGCACAATGTTGATGCGGGTCAGAAAGTCAGAGGACTCCTGCATGGTGTTCATCAGGGTCTGGGTGACCGACGGTTCAACGGTGAATTTTTTCGACACATCACCGGCGTCGATGCCGTTCAGTTCGGCAACACGGGACAGGTAGGCATTAAATTTAAAGCGGGTTTCCTGGCGCATAGTTTTTCCTGAAATTAAGGGTTAATCGTGAAGGTTTTCCCGGATGACTGATGCCGGTCAGCAGTTCGTCATCAGGGCGTCACCGCCACCGCCGGTGGCCTTGCTGCGGCGCTGCTGGGTCAGACTTTCGGTGTGGTCGAGACTGTTTTTCAGGCGGGTGAATGCCTGACTGGTTTCATCCGCCCTGTCAGTCACCTCCTGCTTAAGTGCGGAAAAGGCGGTTTCCATCTCTGCGAGGCGCTGCTCAGTGGCGCTCAGTTTTTCCTGCACATGTTCAGCAACAGCGGTCACCGCTTCATGCACATCATTCAGGCGGGCGTCATCGCTGGCCTGTTTGCGGCCAAAAATGGATTTCACCTTTTCGGTCAGGGCGGTGAACACGGTTTCAGGCAGGTCTTCAAATTCCAGCTCAACAGGCGTTGCCACTGAAATCAGGTTTTCAGGGCTTAATTTGAAGCGGTTCAGGGGGTTGTGTTTTGCCGTGCGGCAGAATTCCAGGTATTCCGTGCCGAGGCTTGCCGGGTCATCGGTGACGGCCAGACCCACCAGATAACATTTGCCGGTGTTGGCAAAATTCGGCTGAATTTCCATTGAGGTATAGACCTTCTGCGCGGCCTTGTTCATCGCGATAAGGTCATCGGTCGGGGTGATTTTCGCAAACAGCGCCCATTTGCCTTTCAGCGCCGAATCGTCGTCAATCTTTTCGGCCTTCAGTTCGACCACATCGCCATAACGCTTAAAAATACCGTCAGGCAGGATGCCGCGCAGATGTTCCAGGTTAATGCGGCAACCATAGACTCGCGGGTCAAAGGTTTCGGCCATTTCCTGAATATCCTGCGCACTGATGACACGCCCGTCACAGGTGTCACCCTCAACACCGATACGAAAGAATTTTGAGACTTTTTTTGCCATTGTCAGGAGTCCTGAATAGTGATTAGAGGAGTCAAATGTCGGCATCAGTTTCCCGACGATGCGCATCCTCCGCCATCAGTCCCGGATGGCTTATCACTGACACAACAGCACCTTAGCGAATCGCGGGGCGCGACTCAGTAGCCTTGCCGTGTATTCATCACGGCGAGGTATTCATGACCATCACCACAGACACCACTCTTTTACACGACCCGCGTCGTCAGGCGGCGCTGCTGTACTGGCAGGGATTTTCCGTGCCGCAGATTGCCGCCATGTTGCAGATGAAACGCCCGACGGTGCAGAGCTGGAAACAGCGCGACGGCTGGGACAGTGTTGCCCCCATCAGCCGTGTCGAAATGAGTCTGGAAGCGCGGCTGACCCAGCTCATCATCAAACCGCAGAAAACCGGCGGTGACTTCAAGGAAATTGACCTGCTCGGACGCCAGATTGAACGACTGGCACGGGTAAACCGCTACAGCCAGACCGGCAACGAGGCAGACCTTAATCCGAACATCGCTAACCGCAACAAAGGCGGGCGTCGCAAACCGAAAAAGAATTTTTTCAGTGACGAGGCCATCGAAAAGCTGGAGCAGATTTTCTTTGAGCAGTCTTTCGAATATCAGTTGCACTGGTATCGCGCCGGGCTTGAGCACCGCATCCGCGATATCCTGAAATCCCGCCAGATTGGCGCGACGTTTTATTTTTCCCGCGAGGCGCTGCTGCGCGCCCTGAAAACCGGTCATAACCAGATTTTTCTGTCGGCCAGTAAAACGCAGGCGTATGTGTTCCGCGAATACATCATCGCCTTTGCCCGGCTGGTTGACGTTGACCTGACCGGTGACCCGATTGTCCTGGGCAATAACGGCGCAAAACTGATTTTTCTCGGCACCAACTCCAACACCGCACAGAGCCATAACGGCGACCTGTACGTCGATGAGATTTTCTGGATCCCGAATTTTCAGGTACTGCGTAAGGTGGCATCAGGTATGGCCTCACAGAGTCACCTGCGCTCGACCTATTTCTCCACCCCGTCCACGCTGGCGCACGACGCCTACCCGTTCTGGTCGGGTGAACTGTTCAACCGGGGACGCGCCAGCGCCGCCGAACGCGTGGAAATCGACGTCAGTCATAACGCCCTTGCCGGTGGGCTTCTCTGTGCGGACGGCCAGTGGCGGCAGATTGTCACCATTGAGGACGCGCTGAAAGGCGGCTGCACATTGTTCGACATTGAGCAGCTTAAACGTGAAAACAGCGCCGACGATTTTAAAAACCTGTTCATGTGTGAATTTGTTGACGACAAGGCGTCGGTGTTCCCGTTCGAGGAGCTGCAACGCTGCATGGTCGACACGCTGGAAGAATGGGAAGACTATGCGCCGTTTGCCGCGAATCCGTTCGGCTCCCGCCCGGTATGGATTGGTTACGACCCGTCACACCGTGGCGACAGTGCCGGATGCGTGGTGCTGGCACCGCCGGTGGTGGCCGGTGGCAAATTCAGAATACTTGAGCGTCACCAGTGGAAAGGCATGGACTTTGCCACTCAGGCTGAATCCATCCGCAAACTCACCGAAAAATACAACGTCGAATACATCGGTATTGATGCCACCGGCCTCGGTGTCGGCGTGTTCCAGCTCGTGCGCTCGTTCTATCCCGCCGCGCGCGACATCCGCTACACGCCGGAAATGAAAACCGCAATGGTGCTCAAGGCAAAAGACGTTATCCGCCGTGGCTGTCTGGAATATGACGTCAGCGCCACCGACATCACCAGCTCGTTTATGGCTATCCGCAAGACCATGACCAGCAGCGGACGCAGTGCCACCTATGAGGCCAGCCGCAGCGAGGAAGCCAGCCACGCCGACCTCGCCTGGGCGACCATGCACGCCCTGTTAAATGAGCCACTCACCGCCGGTATCAGCACCCCGCTGACATCCACCATTCTGGAGTTTTACTGATGAGCAAGAAAAAAGGGAAAACACCGCAACCTGCGGCAAAAAAAATGACCGCCAGCGCCCCGAAAATGGAGGCATTCACCTTTGGTGAGCCGGTGCCGGTACTCGACCGCCGTGACATTCTGGATTACGTCGAGTGCATCAGTAACGGCAGATGGTATGAGCCGCCGGTCAGCTTTACCGGTCTGGCAAAAAGCCTGCGTGCTGCCGTGCATCACAGCTCGCCGATTTACGTTAAACGCAATATTCTGGCCTCGACATTTATCCCGCATCCGTGGCTTTCACAGCAGAATTTCAGCCGCTTTGTGCTGGACTTTCTGGTGTTCGGTAATGCGTTTCTGGAAAAGCGTTACAGCACCACCGGCAAGGTCATCAGACTGGAAACCTCACCGGCAAAATATACCCGCCGTGGTGTGGAGGAGGATGTTTACTGGTGGGTGCCTTCCTTCAACGAGCCGACAGCCTTCGCACCTGGCTCCGTGTTTCATCTGCTGGAGCCGGATATTAATCAGGAGCTGTACGGCCTGCCGGAATATCTCAGCGCCCTTAACTCTGCCTGGCTGAATGAGTCGGCCACGCTGTTCCGCCGCAAGTATTACGAAAACGGCGCACATGCCGGATACATCATGTATATCACCGACGCATTGCAGGACCGCGATTACATTGACTCACTTCGCGAAAACATGGCCAGGTCGAAAGGCCGCAATAACTTTAATAATCTGTTTCTCTATGCACCGCAGGGAAAGCCAGACGGCATCAAAATTATCCCGCTCAGTGAAGTGGCGACAAAGGACGATTTTTTTAATATCAAAAAATCCAGCGCCGCTGACCTGCTGGACGCGCACCGCATCCCCTTTCAGTTGATGGGCGGCAAGCCGGAGAACGTCGGGTCGCTGGGCGATATTGAGAAAGTGGCAAAGGTCTTTGTCCGCAATGAGCTTATCCCGTTACAGGACAGGATTCGGGAAATAAACGGCTGGCTCGGTCAGGAGGTCATCCGCTTTAAAAACTACTCACTGGACACTGACAACGGCTGAACATCGCCGCCTGCGGGCGGCTTTTTTACACCCCGTCATCACGCCCTCACACGCTCACCACCGCACAAAACACCCCGCAGACACACCAACGCCTCAACGGGCAGACTAAGCGCGGTCACGACGCGCTCAGGCGCTGAAAAAATAAAATCAGCACCACCGCCTGCGCGCAGTGCTTTCCCCGCCTCGCCCGCCCGCTTCATGGGTCGGTTTTAATGCAGTTGTATTTAATGGAAAAAGCCCTCCAGGACTGGAGGGCTTTTCTATTAGAGTTCGTAAAATGCTCATGCAAATTCACGCGTTATGCTGCAAAAAACAATCATTTCTTAGCTTTCACAACCGGATGCGCGCGATCATGTCCACCGCCACGATGCTTAGAAAATATAACCTTTTCATTAGTAAAAGGTTTTTGGCCATAGACACTATCATAGTGGAAAAAGACGTTCGGAAGATGAGGCACACGGATGAATCCATACTTCACTCTAGTATCACCGATGACCCCAAAAACCCTTGTACTTACTGGGTAGCATAGTTCACCACAACGCATCACTAATTCATCTGCTGTTGGGCGTTCAGAAGGTTCCAATTTTAAACAATCTTCTATAAGTTTAATTATTTCATTTGCCAATGGCGCATACTGTCTATTTGAAAATATAAAGTCAGGGTAAGGAACATGCGTGCCAGAAAGTATTTTTGGTATAGCCATATAACCAATACCAAAAGGGTATTTTCCAGTAAGAATCCTGAACATCATCGCACCCAATGCCCAAATATCTGTAGGTTTCGAAACCTTACCTTGACTCTGTATGATTTCCGGTGCCATATATGGCAAAGCCCCGATAGCCGTTTGCGAAGAACTAATTGAATCTTGACCATTTCTTGCAGCCTCATCAATTTCATCTCCGGCCATCTTTGAAATGCCGAAATCCGTAATTTTTATCTCTGTAGCATTGATACCACCGCCTACCATTATATTTGAAGGTTTGAGGTCCCGGTGTATGACGTCAACATGATGCGAAGCAGACAGAGCTTTAGCTAAATTATGAAATATTTTAGCAGTTAAATATGGATCAACACTTGAATAAGTGTCTAAAATAGCCTTATCCAAGTCAACTCCATCAATAAATTCCTCCGTTAAAAACTCTCTACCCTCATCATCAATGAAGTAATCTAAGGTTTTAGCCACATTAGGATGATTAACCCTTGATGCTAATATTGCACTTCTATGAAACCTTTTTTCAGCAGATTTATTTTTGGGAGTTTTGAGAGCCACATGCCTCGAGAGAATATTATCCATTGCCAAATAAACTTTTTGCATACCGCCTTCACCAATCTCCCTCAATATTGTATATCTGCTAACTTGAATTCCTGGAGTCAGATTTATCATAACACCACCTCCGGATGGGAAAGGTCAAATGTAATGAAGACCCGCTCTTTTCTTGGCCGAGAAGTCTCTCCCAGAATAATAACACATGAATCAGGCAAAATATTATATTGCTTTGCAGCTATATTATTCACATACACCTCACCACTTAAACTCGATATATAAAACTCTGAACCAGAATATTTCACCTCAATAGTCCCGACCCCTGAATTATTAAAAGCCGCAGATTTATTTGTTGAAGAAATGATGACGGGTGGAGTGTTATCAGAGATTAACAATGCTCTATGAGAGTTGTAGAGAACGAATTTTTTTAGAGTCTGACACACATCAGCCATATCAGGTCTCTCACAAGGATTCGTATCTAAACATTGGAAAAGCAATTCTTTTACCTGAGTTGGTAACTGTATATTAGAATTATCAAAAGGATTAGACAATAATTTTTTGGGTAAAACTCTCATTTCCGGTGGTAGTGGGGTCTTAGCCAAAAACATGGCCGTTACAGCAAAAGCATATGTATCTATGGATTTTGTAAACGCTACTTGATGTAAAAATAATTCAGGTGCAGCATATGTTGGGGTTCCTTTAAAACCTATTGTATTAGCTTCATCAACATTTCTAGATAGTCCGAAGTCATAAATCTTCACTACTCCCTCAGAATCAATTTTCATGTTCCCAGGCTTGATATCCCTATGAATAATATCATGAGAATGTATCTCAGAAATACCCGAAGATATTTGCCACAAAATTTTAATCAGATCTTCAGAATTTAATATGCGATCCTCTACTTCCAATAATGAAGGTCCGTCAACATACTCTTCGACTATAGCAATTCCTTTACCTTGATAATTAATAACATCATAAAGCTCTACTACATGTTTTGATCTTAATTTCATCAATGCTGATAACTCATCCATCATTCGAGGAGAATCATCAGGATTACTTATGGACTTTATAGCGACAAATCTTTCGAGGTGAGTATCCAAGCATTTGATCACGCAACCAAATCCTCCCGAAGCCTCTTCTTCAGTCCTCTTATATCTTGCAGGGAGAGTAAAATTAGTCATCTTTATCTCCTTTAGTGGAGTTTTTCTCAGAGAATGAAATATCTAACTGTGAAATATTATCTAACTTATCATTATTGTTAGCTTCGATAACATTCCTTCCCTCATCACTCTTTATATTACTATTTTTTTTCTTTGTACGTGATTTCCTTTTCGATACATTTTTTTTGTTAGAAATTTCATTACTGCATTCTAACTCAGTAACTTTTCTATCAATAACATTTTCAACCGTAGCTGAGTTAGGTATATCTAACGGCGCAGGTTGCACGCTAATTACTTTCATCTCACCAAAAGGATCCCATAAATTAATTACATCCCCAGATGATACATCCAAAGCACTTAGGATGTTCGAAATCTCAACTACCGCAATCGACGCATTATCAAATCCACCAAACCAACTAGCTAGATCTATAACTCTTTTAGCGAACACTCCAGTATTATTGGAGTGAGCATATAATTTTCTCAAATTATTACTGTCAATGGTATGAGCACCATCTGAAGTTAATGCAACCACCCCAGGTACGAGCCGAATATCGTGAAAATGTATCTCAAGAACACCATCAAGACCTATAAACTGTACTAACTCGCCACCTAACCTAGAATCAATAACACCTGAGTCACTACCAAGATGCTCATTATATTTCTTTGCCAATACAGCTAATGTATCATCCTCACTAATTTGTTTTATGTGTTCAGCATTAATGGAATATATGCGACTATCCCCGACATTTATTGCTGTAATGTTATCGGAGTCATCTACAGCTAAGGCAGATAACGTAGCCCCACCGTTCCCATTATATACTTTCAAAACCGATTCATTTGCTTTTAAAACGGCGATTTCAAGACATTGTCTAATTGGCAAGCCTGAGTGTTTAATTATCTCGGTAAAAAAAGATGATACGGTCAATGAAGCAGCATTCGCTCCCCCTTCCATCCCCCCCATACCATCTGCTAAAGCGATGACAATCATGTCCTTATTCTTACTAAAAGGACGAAATTTTAATACAGCTACCCGGTCTTGGTTCTCTTTCCTAACTAAACCTATGTCTGTAGCAATAGCTGCAGGTAGCATAGATACTCTTCGTACAGATGAAGAGATATTTTTTCTATGCAGCCAAGCGTGTATCTGTTCATGAAGGATCTCGTAAGAGTCTCGACTCACAGCGCCTCCTCAAGCAAGCATTTCTCCGAAGCTATAGATTACAAAACACTAACGGCAATTCCTAGCATTACCCACTCAATTCCATTAGAAAACTGACGTAGTACAGTTAGTTGAATATTATTGTGATGACGAATGCCAATCCTCTGATCACGCTGATTACAATATCACAACTCCCCGCTCTCCGATTCACAGTATTCAGTGATACAGAATATCACCTCGTACTATATACATCGTTGATTTATTGGAAGCCCCGGCCACTCATCAACAACCGGATATGTAAATTTTTTCTCGCCATATGCCACCCTCGCACCTCGTGCTAGTACATCCAGCTCCCACCGTTCCGGCGTGATGCCATGCTGTGCGAGGTCAAACCGGATACGCGATATCTGGTCGCGCTGCGATTTAGTCAGCCTTGCCGATGGCGCAATTTCATTAGGTTTTAACGGGCCTCCGTTTCTCTGCTGACGATTTGGTGTTCTCAGGCCGTGTTTTAATGCGCCCCTGAGCGCCCTCACTACATCCGGGTCATTCCATTCGATAACACCTTCATCAACCAGATTAAGTACTGCTGCGGCGTGCTCAGAAGGTGTGGGAGCCGGTAACGAAGTATCACCACCAGTGAGCTTTCCACAGTTATTGACAGGACTCCGAGGCGCGGCGATGCCGCTTTTTAAAGTCAAAGGCTCAACGACCGGAACTTTCGGCACAATGCGCCAGTCCGTCGTTCTGGTGATATGAATATGACGCGCGCCGAGATGCGGCGCGTAAATGCCGACCACCCTCTCGACCTCTTCCTCGTACTCGTTAACGTCATCCGACGGGCTACGGGCGACTCTGACAGTCTGACAATCGCGCGGGACATTTGCCCCACCCTGCGCGCTGATATACAACGCAAAATCACCACTGTCTGCGGCGGCGCGTGCAGCCTCGACGCGCTCGTCAAACTCATCAGCAATGCTGACGCCGCGCGGCAATTTGCGTAGTTCACGGTAAGCCCCCATTGTCGGCAGACCAACCGTTTTAAATTGCGGGATGCGCCACGTTGACGCCCATGCGGTAACAGCCGCAGCAGTGTCTTTCAGCGGCCTGCCGGTATCGTTATCGAGCTGACCATCCAGTGCATAGCCGTCGATGTTTTTTGAGATGTATTTCGCGATATACCCCGCAGCACCGCCCCGGTTAAGGTGTTTTGCCTGAAAACGGTTTCGCGCGGCTCCTCTTTCATCGCCATCCTCTTTGAGCGCATAGCGACGCATGATTTCGATAATCTGGTTACGCTGGCGCGGATTACAAAAAAGCATCATATGCCAGTGCGGCGTTCCGTCGTGGTGTGGCTCGACGACACGCAAACCGTAGACCTGTAAATCATTATCCTTGAATGCCGTGCGCATCAGGCTCCAGATACGGCAGAGATAACGCTGCGCATCCTTTGGATTAAATGCCTCATCGTTCCAGCCGTGATTTAGCTGGACGGTTTTACTTTCGCCTTTTCTGACCTGACGTGTCGGGTGATACTTTGACGGCGCGGTCAGCGTGATAAACATCCCCACATCACCCTCTGCTGCGGCGTAACGCTCAATACCGGCAATGGTGTTCATCAGCTCCATCCGGCGAATTTCAGGATTAGAAATACTGCCCATCACCTTACTGATAAGGTCGATGCGCTCGCCGGTTTCCCTGTTTTCGAGATCACACGATTTAAGAAATTCCAGATTTGCCTGGCGGCGTGCACGCACATCACGAATGGCATGTTTACTGGCATAAGGAGAACGGTCTTTATTGACCTCCCCGACAGCAATCAGTAACGCCTCATGCCAGCGCATACGCTGGCCTTTAAGCTGATGGGTCCACCACTCATCGTTAAACAGACGGGCAATGGCAGAATATGCCTGCCTCGTGGTCATCTGCCCTTTACGGTATTTTTTCCAGTAGAGCGGGGAAATATTGAAAGCACGTGCAGCACCAGCAACATGACCATAGAGGTGAGCCTGCGCCTCATCCGTAAACAGCGATTCTTTTTCGCCATGCGCATCCCCCCAGGCATCGCAGAGTTCCTCATACATCATGAAAAGCTGCGATGAGATACGGGCGGCAAACTTTTTCAGCTCCTTGTCATTCATCCCCGGCAGACGCGCATAATGGTCACGCTCTGCCAGAAACAGCAACGACGCGTCGGTGTTCATTTCATGGCGCTGATTCACACGCTCAATGCGCGGCCATAAACGACGCTGAAAAGTGGATGTGAGAAAATAAAACCCGTGCACCGGGCTTTTATTGCGCCGGATGTAGTCATAGCGTGACGTAAACAGCGAGCGCAAAAAGTAAGGCAGGCGGTTAATCGTGGATAAAACACCTTGCACCTGACGCATCTCGTCACGTGTAAGGGGTCTTTCGCGCCCGACAGCCTCGCGTGGCGCGTTCCATGCATAAGCACCGGTAAACGCCTTACCGGTGCCTGCGGCAAATGCTGACGGAGGGACAAAACGCCCGGAGGCTTTAACGGCCATATGAGCCAAAAGCCTCTGAACAACGCTTGCTGAGTTGCTCAACCTGCACGTTTAAATCAGCAAAAGACTTTGCGCTTCCGGTCAGAATATCGTGATGCATCAGGCCGGAAACGAGCTGGCTTAATTTCGGGTAATAACCAACCACCGACAGCCATTCCTGACCGGCGTTTTTACCGCTTTCCGCTCTCTTTTTCTCGTGGAGAATAAACTGAAAGCTGTCACTGGTAACGACATAACGTTCGCCAATTTCAATACGAATACTCATGCCGTTCTCCGGTAATGTTTGTTTTTTGCTTCAAAGACTGACTGACAGGAAACACAACGCGTGGCTGACGGATAAGCCGCACGACGGGCAGCAGGTATTGGCGCGTCACACTCTTCGCAAACCAGCGCAGAAGCACCGCAATGTTTTACCCTTGCCGCGTTAATCTGGCGCTCCAGTAATTCAGCCTGTTGCTCCTGAATAAAATCTACGTTGTCCGGCATTATCAGCTCCTTTTATCGTTAAGTTTCCTGGATACATCAGCGCAATAACTGGCAAGTTCTGTCGTTAATTTTGTCAGTTCATCCACTGAGGAAATTTGCTTGTGGAATACAGCGCGTTTAACAAGTAAATTGACCACATCAGACAGGAGGTTTAATTCATTCTGATAAATCGCGATAACAGATTCAGTGATGTCGCGTTTTTCTTTATCAAGACAAAGTTGAATAAGAGACAAATCACCATTTTCCATAACGGCGATTTTTAAGGCGTTATTCAGTAATACAACTGAATGAGAACAGGACATCAAAGCACCTCCCCGCGAGACAATCCGATATTGTGAAATTTTTCCGACTCCTGACTGAGCAGCTCGACTATCTCCACGCGGGATAACTCCGCCTTTGTGATGTGGCGAATCATGGCGTCAAGATGAGAAGAAAAGCGCGTCGCTGCGTCGGCCTGTGCTTCGGTTCTGGCCTGTTGCAGCAGTAATGCGTATTTACCGCACTGATTTTCAGAAACTGTATGCATGACTTTCTCCAGGCAAAAAGAAGCCCCGCACAATTAAGTGCGTTAAAAACTCTGGTTAATTACTTAATGCAGATATTGCTCTGGTTTTACCGACGTCAGAATTGTCGGTGCATACTCAAACAGGCTGAATAATTCACGTAATGCACGGAATAAGGCATCACGCCAGTAACATGATTCTTCATTAATTCGCCAGTATGGCTGGTTGAATTCTTTTTCAGTCAATCCGGCATGCATAAATAAAGTACGGCGCTGACTGACAGTTAAAAAGCTAATATATGCATACTCACTTGCACCGACCTGACGGCGTTTTGAGAATGCCCCACGCAGTTCATCAATTGCACAAACCAGCCGTTCACGTTCGACGTCGTTCATTTCTTCAAAACGCATCGTTGCGTGACGCTGTTTTAACTGCGCATGGAAGCAAACCGTTAGCCGTTCGCGTTCCATCATCTGATTATAATAATCGCATGTCTCCTGCCAGCGAGGGACGGCCAGATGCTTACCAATTATCCGGCGCATAGCTGCTGGCTGTTTTTCAACGAGATTGAGCGTCATCACTGTCATTTCCAGACCCTCCGGCTTTTCAGAAAGGTCAGAGCCTTTTTTAACGGACTCTGTTTTTTGGTGCGGATAATGATTCCCTTACGCCCCTTACCGTGGGTGATGGTGAAGTCAATCGCCCTAGGGCTTTCGTTACGCAATAACTGAGCAATACAACGAGGCTCATTCATACGGTTCTCCTTAACGTGGTTCACCGAGACCTAACCACATCAACCAGCCGTCACGAATCTCTTTAGGACGGCTTTCATAAGCCAGTTTTAGTCCGTTATTCCATGCCGGAAGGTATACCCAATATTCACCAGCACGCCCCGATACTGACTGAGGGTCAGTAATCTCAATAACTGGTAATTTCCCTTTCTCAATCATGCCCCTTACAGCTCTTGGAGTTTTACCAATGAGTTTTGCAAACTCCTGATAAGGCACGGCATCAGTCACGCTTACAAGCTGTCTATTCATCTGCTACGATTCTCCCTTAGTGCTTCTAATGGCTCCTAATGGCTAATTATTGCCTAAAAGGATAACTCCAGAAGCACAATATTTCACACTATCAGCAAGAAATTACGCAATCGGAGTAATTATGTCAATAGACGTTTCGGAGAAGTTGAAGCTAATCCGTGAATCTGAAAGGTTAAACCGTAAAGAATTCAGTGAATTAACTGGTGTAGCCTACAGCTCACTTTCGAGCTATGAGAGCCGGTCAAAAAACGCTGGAGTTGAAGCCATAATGAAGGTCTTACAACATCCCAGATTTACTAAATATACTTTGTGGTTCATGACTGATCAGGTAGCTCCAGAAGCCGGGCAAATTGCGCCCGCTCTCGCACACTTTGGGCAAAACGAAACAACGTCGCCCCACTCCGGTCAAAAGACTGGTTAACAATTTATCGTGAATATATTCATCACAAGTGCCTACTATTGGTGGCTAAATTTCAGCCACCACGAAAAAAGCGATTAGTAGTAGCAAAAAAAAGTACCACTCGGAGGGTTTTCTGATGGCAATCAAAAAACTCGATGATGGTCGATATGAAGTGGACATCCGCCCTACTGGACGTAACGGAAAACGCATCCGTAGGAAGTTTGATAAGAAAAGCGAAGCTGTCGCTTTCGAAAAATACACGTTGTACAACCACCACAATAAAGAATGGCTATCAAAACCAACAGACAAACGACGTCTGTCGGAACTGACACAGATCTGGTGGGATTTAAAGGGTAAACACGAAGAGCATGGGAAATCTAATCTTGGAAAAATTGAAATCTTCACAAAAATAACGAATGACCCATGCGCATTTCAAATCACGAAATCCCTTATCAGCCAGTACTGCGCCACCCGAAGAAGTCAGGGTATTAAACCTTCGAGTATCAATCGTGATTTAACATGTATTAGCGGCATGTTTACAGCCCTGATTGAAGCGGAGTTATTCTTTGGTGAGCACCCTATCAGAGGGACAAAGAGGCTTAAGGAGGAAAAACCAGAAACAGGCTATCTCACACAGGAAGAAATTGCCTTACTGCTTGCAGCACTTGACGGCGACAACAAAAAGATTGCGATTCTTTGCCTGAGTACAGGAGCACGTTGGGGAGAAGCAGCTCGTTTGAAAGCAGAAAATATCATCCATAACCGCGTCACGTTTGTTAAAACGAAAACAAACAAACCACGCACCGTCCCGATCTCAGAGGCTGTTGCCAAAATGATCGCGGATAACAAACGAGGTTTTTTATTCCCTGATGCTGATTACCCTCGCTTCAGACGAACAATGAAAGCAATAAAACCGGATTTGCCAACGGGGCAAGCCACACATGCACTAAGGCACAGCTTTGCCACTCATTTCATGATTAATGGAGGAAGTATTATCACGCTACAACGGATACTAGGTCACACGCGGATTGAGCAAACTATGGTTTACGCTCATTTTGCGCCAGAGTACCTTCAGGACGCCATTTCTCTTAATCCGCTAAGAGGTGGTACTGAAGCCGAGAGTGTCCACACAGTGTCCACAGTAGAGTAACGTTTAAGGGCTTTCAGTGGTAATTTATGCCGCTCAAACCCGCATTGTACCGTTGAAAGCCCCTACTGGTGACACCCTAAATCTCCCTTACACGGGCTTATTTTTTATGCATAAGCCCTATCCCTGGTCACCGTCTTCCATTGACCACATCGATAGAATCCTCCTTCATAGCACGATGCTTTTCACTTATCGACATCGTGCTCGCACAGGTTCCGGTTACGCACAGCCAGAACGCGCATGTTTGACGCTTACCAAAAAATGAACCTAAAGCATTGGAACATTTTTGACATCATTTTCTGATGGCTGCATAAAATAAAAATTCTGCTTTAGTTTCATCTATCTGTTTGTCATTATTACTCACATTCAATAATGGTGTTGAAGAATATCCCATCACAGATAAAATAAATATGTGCATGGTAGTCTTGAATCTATTCTCACTCTCCACATTTGAATGTCAGACGAGCGACGCCATGTAATCCTGCACCTTCTGTCTTCAGGTCAACTATCTGCATTTTTTTGCCCTGAGTAACACAGAAATGAACTGCATCATTTTTTACTATATTTTCTGCACCAGATATTCTACCCCTGGCTAAAGAAGCTTCGGCTTCGGTGTAGTATTGGTTATCGAGTTTACGCTGAATATTACTTTTATATGCAAGACCAAATTTACCGATACTTGTCTCATCATTATGTACAGCACACCCAGACATAAGAAAAACACTAATTAATGATATAGCAGCTATCTTTTTCAT